GTGGTCGTGGCGCCGCCGCGGGTGCCCGGCGGCAAGTTCCGCATCCTGCACCGCGAGCAGTTCAAGGGCTCGGACTTCGAGGCCCAGGCCGAGGCGATCCGTCGCGTCACGCAGCAATACAACGTCGTGCATATCGGCATCGACAAGACGGGCCTTGGCGCCGGCGTGTTCCAGATCGTCGAGAAGTTCTTCCCCCAGGTGAAGGGCTACCAGTACAGCATCGAGGTGAAGCAACGCCTCGTGCTGAAGGCGCAGCAGGTGATTCACAAGGGCAGGCTCGAATTCGATGCCGGATGGACCGACATCGCAGCGTCGTTCATGGCCATCAAACGCGTGCTCACGGCCAGCGGCCGGAATGTGACCTACGACTCGGGCCGCTCGGAAGAGACAGGACACGCGGATCTTGCGTGGGCAACGATGCACGCGCTCGATAACGAAACACTCGCCGGCGACGTCGTCGGCGGCAGCTCTCGCATGGAGATTTTTGGATGAGCAAACGCAAGGGCATTCACGCCCACCGATCGACGCGCGCCGCGCCGCTGGCCAATGCTGGTGCCTCGGGCGCTGACCTGATGACGCAGCCGGGCGGTGGCGCCGTCGCTGCCTTCAGCTTCGGCGATCCCGAGCCGGTGAGTCGCATCCAGCTGCTCGACTATGTCGAGAGCATGTTCAACGGCCGTTGGTACGAGCCGCCGCTTCCATGGGAAGGGCTGGCGAGCGCGTTCCGGGCTTCGCCGCACCATGGCTCCGCGATCTTCCTGAAGCGCAACCTGTTGAAGGGGATGTTCGTCCCGCACCCACGGTTGTCGAGCGCGACCTTCGGGGCGATGGCGCTGGATTTTCTGGTCTTCGGGAATGCCTACGTGGAGCAGCCGCGCGCCGTCACCGGCCGGCCGTTAGCGCTGCAGCACGCGCTGGCCAAATTCACCCGGCGCGGGGAAGAGGCGGGCCGCTACTTCTTCGTGCGTGGCTGGCATCAGGAGCATGAGTTCCCCGCCGGCTCGGTGTTCCACCTGCGCGAGGACGACGTCAATCAGGAAATCTATGGCCTGCCCGAGTACATCAGTGCGCTGCAGTCTGCCTGGCTCAACGAGTCGGCGACGATGTTTCGGCGCAAGTACTACGCGAATGGCTCGCATGCCGGCTTCATCCTGTACCTGTCGGATGCCCAGGTCAGCACCACCGATGCGGACGCGCTGCGCGAAGCCCTGAAGGGTGCGAAAGGGCCGGGCAACTTCCGGAATCTGTTCTTGCATGCGCCCGGTGGTAAGTCCGACGGACTGAAGCTGATCCCGGTCAGCGAGGTAGCAGCGAAGGACGACTTCGCGGCGATCAAGAACGTGAGCAAGGACGACGTGCTCGCCGCTCACCGGGTGCCGCCGGGCCTGCTCGGCATCGTGCCTACCAACGCCGGCGGGTTCGGCAATGCGCCGGACGCGCTGGGGGTGTTCATCGACAACGAGATCCGGCCGCTGATGCAGCGCTTTCGCGAACTCAACGAGTGGGCGGGGGAGGAGCTGGTCCGGTTCGTCGTGCCGGAGCGGAAGGCCGCGAACCCTAGCGTTTAGAAACCCCACGTGCCGACTTTCGATTGCACCATCGCGACTGGCGGCGTTTGGGCGAAGCCCAATGTCTCAAAAGCACCCTGAGCCGACAGTGGAAACCGTTCCCCAAAGAGGTCATTGATTCAAAGCACGGCTTGATCGCAGTTCGAAACATGCCAGTTGAAAACTCGGTCCTTGCGTACTCAGCTCTCGCTAGTTAGAGCAGCCGAGATAGGGTTCAGGGAAGCGGCGGAGGAATATGATGCCCAAACCTTCATTCCAGCCTACACACTACAGTGGCCTACGGCCCTTTCACGGTCGGCTGAATTTAATCGTTAGCTCTCACCGAGGACACAATGTCTGATACTGAAGAGACCGCAAAAGCTGTCCAAGAGATCGCCAAAACGACTAGCAACGCCATCGACAAGACGGCAGAGTTGTCGCGCTTCTTGGGTAAAGTCGTCGGCCCAGCAATTCAGGATCTGGGGGAGATTGCCAGACAGTACACCGAGTATTGGAAGTTGCGTAACGCGCTGCATCTTCGAGACAAGTTTGAGCGCATCCTCATCGAACGTGGTAGCCCTCCGTTGTCAGCACTTCCACTGCGTGTTGGATTGCCGTTACTGGACGCTGCAGTAACGGAAGACGACGAGAATTTGCAGACCCTTTGGGCAAACCTTCTTGCGTCCGCAATGACAGAGAAGGGCGTCACTACGGTGACAAAATCATTTGTGGAAGTACTGCGACAGATCGATGTTGTCGATGCCGAGCTATTTACGGCCCTACACGGGATGCATCTTCGGGCCGTGGTGAAGAAGAGCGACAACTACTACATCAACACATCACAGAAGTTTGATGTTGTTCAAGTCAGTGTTGCACTGAACAACCTTGAGAGACTTGGCTTGCTCCAGATTCATAAGAAGATGGAAAACACTTCCGACGAAGTAATGATTCGCCTAAAGTTCCAGCAAAAGGACGACGGTAAGCTCCCGTCATTCACTGCAATCGTTTCGCTCACGCTCTTTGGTGTGCACTTTATGCGAGCGTGCACGGAGCGCAAGCTTGCATTGAAGGAAGGTGGTGAGCTTCTTCCGATCGAAGATCGCTTTGAATACCAAAAGGCGCGCCGTGACAGCTAAAAGGTCGTTCAACACGGATGCACAGGGTCGCCCGCGCCTTTGGTACTCCTGCTTTTTGTGTGCTGGTCAATTGCGACGTTGAGCTTCCGCTTCCGTTTGCCACCACCGGCCGCTATTGGCCGGATTGTGCCGCTGTTCACTACCGACTGGTCCTAGCCGAATCCTGCCATGTCTGTGGATGTGAGAAGGTGCACGCGGAGCCACACTGGGCCGTGCTACCTAAGCACAGTTCGTCGCGGCGACTTGGTAGCCGTTTCCACTTCCTTGCAGAACGTCGCCATTGCGTCAGTGAGCCAGCTCCGACCCATCGCGGTGAACTCATCACTCGCACAAGCTTGCTCGCGCGCGGCGGTGAGAACCTCAAAAAGCTGGTCGACAGGCAGATCGGCTTCACTCAGGCTGACGACCTTGCCTCCCCAGTACTCTGCTAGCTCGCGCGCAAGTAGCTCTGACACCGGATCGCTGACCCCATAGCGCTCAGATGCAATCGATGCCGCCCTCCCGAGGATGTCGTGAACCGCGGTGCTAGTGCCCCAGCAAATGTGGTCGTAGAAGGCAAGTGCTGAAGACATTGGAAATCTTGTCTAGTTGTCTGCTCTCGGCCGACTACGGCTGGCCGGGGCCAGCAGCTTCGCGCCCAAAGCGGCGGTACGGTTCGGGCAGGTGCTGGCATCGAGCATCGGTGTTGACCAGCGCAATGCCGCAGCGCCTCCGTACCGGACGACCTGCCAAGTCCAGGGGCTCACGCTAGCCACTGCTGCCAGGATGAGGACGACCAGCCCCCAAGTGGATTCAGCGGACGAAGAGGTTTCAAGGGCCGCAGGGGCCTTAGCGGGCGCAGCGGATTGAGAGGACGCAGGGGCCGGAGTGGAGTGAGGGGACGAAGCGAACTGGACGGTTGTGAATCAGAAAGCCAAGCGACAACTTTTCCGCTTCGGTCTTGGAATGACCCGTCATCGAGCGGCCCAAGCCAATTCAACGTGCTGCTTGAGAAGACGTGCCCATCGTTTTGAAAAGCAATCCAATTCAAGCTCAGGTCAAACAGGTTTTCTCCGTCGAACCATGCGACCTGCTGAACGTTTGCATCGTAGATTGCTTTCATGTTTCTTCTCTGAATCTGATGAACGGATGTCCGCCGCTGGTCGCATTCTGTTCGTGTCCGACCTTGCCGCGCCACCCCTAGCCCGAGCACAGCGCTGACGGGACGACCGCGCGCGCTGACCGATGTTAGCCCGTCGACGTGTTGACGAACGAGTTTCGGCCGCACTGGTCAGTCCAGCTTAGCCTTCCACCGCAATGGGGCGCGAATAGCGCACTTTTCGCCCGAACGTCTAGAACCCCCTGACCTAGGCCGCTCAGCCTCTCCATGAGGCTGTCACGGGCCTCACCGCGGCTCGGCCGCTAGGACCGGCCCCCTCCACGCGGGCCGCCTGTACCCGCCGGCGCGCGGTCTAGCCCCCACC